GTTAGGACCTGTGATGCGATCCTCTCTACAGAAGCACAGGTGTCGTAATGATTCTTGATGGACTACTCACCTTCACTGGCACCTCTAACGGTGCTACAGGCGGCATTACCTCCGGAGCGCAGACGGATGCGCCTACGACCGGGACGCAGGCCGCCAGCAACATCATCGACCTTGGGTTGTCGGGCATTCCGACTTCGGCTAATGGCGGTGGTGCGCGTGACATTGGCGTTGGGGATGACCCGATGCTCAAGCTGTCGGCCATTGTGACCACGGCCTTCTCTGGTGGCACCAGCCTTCAGCTGCAACTGCAAGGCGCTCCTGATAATGGCTCTGGTATACCTGACTCTTATACTACAATGTGGACCTCGGCAGCATACACTCTGTCTCCCAACCAACTTGTGGCTGGGGCGCAGCTGGCTAATGTTGACGTTCCACGTGTGATCTTCGGCCAGGTATTGCCGAGATTCTTGAAGCTGAACTTCATCAGCGTCGGGACATTCTCTGGCGGTGGGGCTGTCGAAGCCAACATTGTGGTCGATCGTGACGATCAGATCATGGGTTCTGGTGGTGCATATTCTGGTTATGCACCTGGTGTCACGGTTGCGAACTGAGGAGATTACAGTGAAGCGCTTCCTTCTTGGTAGTGCGGCGCTGTTGATGATGGGAGGGCTCGCGCTCTCCCAGATCAACACTGTTCCGCAGATTGGCCTGATTACCGGTGTTGTTGGCGAGCCGACTTATACAGCGACTTCAGTAGGCCTTGTGCCTGCCTCGTCAGCCACTGATATCTTCTGCATCAATGGTTCAACATCGAGAAACGTGCACATCCGTCGGTTCTTGATTTCAGGGACAGCGGGAACGGCTATTACCACTCCGATCTTGGTGAATTACAACCACAGCCTTGATACAGGTGGGACGGCTTATTCCTCGGGTGTGCAGATGCCTGTGGCGAAGCCATTGAATCCAAATGATGCAACATCCACTTCGGCAGCGGTCAAGGCTTATAGCGCCAACCCCACGGTCAATGATACTGGTCCGGTCTTATTGGCATCGATCTCGCCGACATTTGCGGTCACTACAACCGCAAACCCTGTGACTCAGCTTATCTTTGGCCCGGGCGTTAACGGCCTCGGTCTCGACAAATCGATTACAATACCCAAAGCATCGGCCGTTGTGGCTCAGGTCTGTTTGAACCTCAACGGTGCATCGATCAGCAGTGGAGTGTTGAACATCACAGCTGAATGGACGGAGAACTGATATGGCCCGGTGGAAACTTGCTACGGCCCATTACCTGAACTGTCCGGGAACGGAATGGGAGTATAACGAGCAGAGTCGATCGACTGGGAAGCCACAGCGACGGAGATTTCAGGTCCCTCGGCTTTTGGATCCTAGAGAACCTGGTGACTGGACCAACTCTTGGGGCCCGAAGGATAACTCTGACGGCGAGGTCATTGTCTGCTATGAAGGCAAAGGCGAGCCCCGAGACATTGTGTTCGAGGGCGATCCAACGCCAGATATGATCCCGGTGGATGATGAGGCCCGGGAACTGTCGGCTAGCTTCGAGGATCGATGGCGCTACAAGCCGGAGACGGCAGAGGTGCCATTTGCCCAGACGCTGGTCGATGAACTGCAAGAGACTATGAAGGAAGCTCGGCCAGTTGAGATCCCGGGTCTGGCGGATCTTGCATCGGCTGTGGCACAGATGGCACAGACCAACCAAGAAATGCTTAAGGCCTGGACGCCTCGGAGGATCTGATGACCGAGATCACCACTAGCGTTGGATCACCCGGAACGGTCTCAGCCGCTAGTGGTGGTCGCGTTTATGCCTTCAACAACCTAACTACGACCCCGCAACAGATTGTGGGGGCCAATCCTCAACGACAAAACATCACCATCCACAATCCCGGGACTGTGGATGTGTTTGTAGCTCCTATGTACGTGATCGTGAGTGGGTCGGACTTTCCGCTGGCGCCGACAACAGCGGCCCTTGGCGGATGCTTTAGGGTATATAGCAATGGGGGAAGTTTGCGGATCGATGGAGAGTGCCAGAAGCCTTGGCAAGCTTTTGCAGCTTCTGGAGTGAACAATCCTCTAACAGTGGTTGATAGCAATGTCTAAGAGATGTCATATGGCTGGAATGCTTATCTTTCCGTTCTTGGTTGCTTGGGTTTATGGATTTCCATCGGATGCCCAGAATGTCACCTGTACCACACGACCACCAGGCGATAATAGCAATGCTTGTGCTTCTACAGCATTTGTCGATACTGCGATAGCGGGGATAAGTTTCCCGACGCTACCGTTATCGATTGTTAATGGCGGTACCGGTACCTCCACCCCAAATCTGACTGCCGGAACCAATGTTACTATCTCCGGTATGTGGCCGAATCAGACCATTTCGGCAACGGGTGGCGGTGCTGGCAGTGGTACAGTATCGTCCGGTTCTCAGGGGCAGACGGCATATTACTTGTCAAATGGTACTACTGTTGCCGGGCTCCCTGGCGCCGTCAACGTCTTTACCTACTTTACCTCACCACAGATTACTGACGTTACTACTAAGGCATGTACCCAAGATGTCTCGTCTGCGATGAATGTGGCGTTGGCGGCTGCCAACTATGTCTACTTCCCTGCCGGTCTATATTGTATGACAGCGCCACTTATCATTAATACTGGACAGCATATTATTGGTGATGGACAATATGCTACAACATTTCAGGCCAAGACCGCAGCAACGGCACTGTTACAAACAGTAAACTATTCAACTTTGCTAAATGGAGGATCGGCTGGGGGGCCTTATGGATGGGTTGTTGAGAAGATTGCTTTCGATGGAAATCGTACTCACGTTACCGGTGAGGCCAACAACATACAGATTTTTGGATACAACTACACATTGCGTGATGTTCTGACCGAGAATGCTCCGGCGACCAGTTTTGATCTTTTAGGAAATGGGCTTTTCTCGCAGTGGGGTCCACAGGCGGCCGTGCCGGTTTCTGGCGGCGGAGATTCAATGGAGGCTCATCTTACCAATGTTAAAGCCTATAACAACGCTCGGGATGGCTTTTGGTTTGAGGGCCCTTCCGACACCCATTTAATGGATATACTATCGGAGTTAAACGGATATATTGGCCTTGAGTGCCTATCATCGGCTGGCGTTGGTGGAGCTCAATATGGTTGTGGGCTTCATGGCAGCAATATTCAGATCTATGCCAGTGGTTTGCTTAATCTCGCGCTGAATAGCACTCCCGGATCAACTTGGGGTTCAGTTGCTAATCTTAATAATCTCGATATCGGCGTCGCCGGGAATGTTCCATGTATTGGCGGATGCACAGCAGCTGGCGGAATCTACACCGCTAATCATAGCGAACTTAGATCGTCTACAATAGCGACGTACAGTAATCATGGTTATGGTATCTATCTTAGCAGCAACAATAATTACATCGGCACAATAAACTCTGCGAGTAACACTACAGCAGGGATTTCTATTGGCGGATCGGGTAATATTATAAGTAATGCCTTTTCTATCGGAAATGGAACTCAAGGCCTGACAATTTTCGGTGGTACATTGAATCAAGTTAATGCGGTTACTACTCAACAAAACGGCGCAGATGGAATTGATGTTAGTTCGGCCAATAATATAATCTCTAGCTGCCTCAATTACGCTAATACTGGGTATGGAGTTGATATGTCGGCCGCTAGTTATGTTATTGGGTGCCGATCAACCAGCAATGTGGCAGGGACATATCTCAGTTCAGGTGGGGCTACTCTTGTGAATAACTATTGAGGTTAAGATGCCTAGTAAACCAGCAAAGCAAGCCAGGACGATGGCGGCCGCTGCTCATAACCCAGCCTTCGCCAAGAAGGTTGGCATCCCAACCAAGGTAGCGAAGGAGTTTAACCAAGCAGATAAAGGAACGAAACGTTTGAGTAACGCCATGAAGAAACGCAAATGAGCGAAGATGCCGATGCCTATCTCAAGAACATTGCCCGCGATATGCAGGCATTGCGGAGTATGCTGACTGAGGTCGTTCTCTATATGAAGGATGCTGAGTCTGAAATCCCTGAGAAGATGCGGCGGTTCATGATGTATATGCATGATATGCATGACATCAAATACATGTACGAGGAACTTGGTCTCGAAGTCCCTGCGTACATCATGCGGGAGGTTGAGCGCTGTGACGATCGGCTCAAGCATCTGCTAAAGGATCTGTTCGACCTCGACAAAGACGGCAAGTTTGAGCGTGTTCGACAGGACATG